GATAACCTTCCGTTCCATATAGCCGCGATCGAACAACTGCTTTGCTAGGTTACTAGCAGCGTTCAAGGTAAGCAGCCTGAAGATACGCCGTAGTTCGTGCAGATCGAACCAGCCTGGCGGCTTCTGGTCTTTGCCCGAAAGCGCAGCCAGCAGCATCGTTAGGCCGTTCTTCATTTGCGCTTCGGTTGCCATAGTTTGAAATCCGTTTGAAAGAACCAGCGATCGCCGACTTTATGGCATAGCCAGATTTTCCAATCGTTCCCCTGAACCCAGCCCGCAACCCAGCCGCTACCCCAGCGGCTAGTTCCCAGGCGCGCCGTAGCATAGCCAGGTTCTTTATCGCATAGGCAGCCCGCGCTGAACGCCTGCCCGCCTTTGTCGCGCTGCAACGCTACGGATTCTAGGCGATGGATATGACCGCAAACCATAGCGCCGCCAGCCTGGGCATAATGCTGGCCCTGCAAACTGACGGCGTTCAATCCGTGTGCGTAGCCGTGAACGAACGCGATCGGCCCTAGCCTGAACACGCCGCGCGAATAATGATACGGCAGGATTTTCTTCGCGCCAGCCTGGCGCGCTTCGCGGTTGATTCGGTCTTTGATATCCTGGCAGTAGTCGCGAATCAGCGCGCTGGAACTAGAAGTTATCAGACGATCTAGGCGATGTTCGTGATTACCCCAAAGATAAACATCGGGTTTATATGCCCGAAGAAAATCGATGCCCTGGGCCAGATCGTCAGCCAGGCTTTCGCCGCTTTCCGCATCGCCCGAACCGATGCCCTGGCGCAGCGCGCGCAGGTCGAACGCATCGCCCAAATGTATGCGCAGATCGGGCTGGTATTCCTGGCAGTAGGCCAGCAGCGCAGCGATACTTTCCCCGTCCCCGTGATCGCCGTGATTGTCCCCGCAGGCAACGAACTTAATTAGTTTCTGGCTCATAGTTTCTTCGCGGCTTCCCAGGCCTGGACTGTTTCGGGATATCCCTGGTAAAGCAAACGGGCAGCCATCGCATCGCCAGCAGCGCGCAGCCGTTTGTTCTCTGCCTTCAGTTTCTTAATGTCAGACTTCGCAAGTTCAGCGGCGTAGAGGTAGGCGGTCAGCGGATCGGGCTGCTGCTTAAGTTCCGCGACCTGCGCCCGCAGTTCCGCGATTTCTTTGTTACAAGCGGCAACCGCCTGGTCGGCGATATGCAGCGGAATCATTCGTTCTTTGTTCGGTTCGTTCATAAAGTTTGCTTCGATAGTTCAACCCGAACGCGCAGCGCCCAGGCTTCCAGAACCTTGATCGCGGTTTCGGGCCTGTCCCCGTTGCAGGCTTCGGCGCAATCAAGCGGCAACTTATCCAGGCGCGCGATTACCTTCGCAGTCCAATCGCTGATAACTGCTTCGGCTTCGGATAGTTTGATATAGGTTCTGGCTTCCAGGGCGCGCCGAACTTCTTCGGCTTCCAGGGCGATCAGCGTCTTAAGCGCGCTGTTATAGGCTGACTGCAGGCGCGCCTGGTTGCTATCGCCCTGTTCAATCGCCGCCAGGTAAACATCGCGCGCCCGCTGCACCAGCCGCCGATGCTGTTCCAGCGCGCCGCCCAGGCTGTTATCGGTCAGGCCTTCGATATTGTCAGGCCGCGCGGCAGGGATCGGCGCGGGCTTCGTTCGCCCAGCAGCCCGTTCTGCGCGCCAGGCCTTCGCCGCTTCAACGCTAGTGTTCGGCATTCCTTCCTGCGCTAACTTCGCGACATAACCCTTTGATAGATTCAGCGCGGCTGCTAGTTGCTTCTGCGTTACCCTGGTCGGTTGATCGGTCATAGTTGGTAGCGGCCTGATATAATAGTTTTTCGCTGCGGTTTAATCTGAATGCGCGCGCCTGGATCGGCAGCCCGTAGCCTTCCCGCCGCGTTCGGCAAAATGATTTGCGATTTTTGCCCGTGGTGCGTGGCCCACGGCTGACGGGGGGGGGTAGGAAAAGATTCCTTAACGGCCCGATTCTTCGGGGTTTTTTCTATAATATTCCGCGCCCAATCGGCGCAGCGATCGCCTGGCTTCGGCTGCATCTTTACGCGCGTAAGAATGCCAGGCGCTACCCTGCTGGCCCGTAGTAGAATCTTCTTCGCGCGAATGCTTATAGCCTGCTTAGTCAGTTTCATTCGGCGGGCTAATTCGGTTTGCTGCGGTGCATCGGGTAATCCCAGGACGATCCTGATAAGATCGAAATGATTAACTACTGCCGCTTCGTCAGAAGCGCCCAGCATAGCCAGGCAGTCCCCTATAACTTCCTGCATTCGTTCCAGGCTTACCCAGGTATCGCTTTCTATCTGCGGTTCAGCGCGGCGCGGATCATCGCCGTTCCATTGTTCCGCGTTGTCATAGATCGGGAACGAATGCCTAGGCAGTCCCATTTCCGAATAAGGCCCAGCGCCGCGCTTACGATACTTAGCCTGTTCGCGTTTGCTCAGGCCAGCGAACCAGCGATCGAACGCCGCTTCTTCGGCGCGGCCTTCGCGCAGCGGCGGCGGGCTAGGTTGCTGGTCAGGCATAGGGTTATTAACAACGGGGAAAGGCTTCTATCAAACTAACTTTATCCAAAGATTTAACCGCGCTTCATAGCGCAGCAGGCCATAGCGAACGGCATAGGTTCGCAGCCGCTTAAGCCTGGCTGGGGTAGGTTCAAGGTTCGCGGCAGCCAGGGCTAAGGAAAATAGTTCTTTTGATTGGCTGCTGTTAAAGCCTTCAGGAAGGCTAACCAGGATCGCCTTGATTCGTTCGATACGGGCCGCCTTACCTTCCTGCCTGCGCCGATTGATGCGCGCCAGGTTGGCTGCCATTGTCGGCTTATGATCGCGCCAGGCCTTGCGCCATTTAGCGGCCTTAGTTATCGCCCGCTTGTTGAATCTTTTAGTTCCCATAATCAGGCGGCGCGCGGGTTAGCAGTTAGGGGTGCAATCCCCTTCGTAGCGTAAGCGTATAGCGAAGGGGTTAATCCCCTAATAATAACCTTTAGGTTATTACGATTGTGCCAGGGTAAAGGCAGGCCCAGATCGGCAGGCTGCCAGAAGCCCGCCAGGGCGGCCAAGGCGGGGAAGGTATAGGCCAGCCCATCCAAAGGCCGCCACGGGCCGCCTAGGCTATCAGGATAGGCCGCCAGGCTATACATCGTCAGAGGTAGGCAAGGGGTCGTTATTCCGTTCCCAGCATATCTGCCCGCGAACCTTGCTATGCCTGATGCGCAGGCTGTCGGTAAAGCGGCCCTGGCTGTCCTGCATACCTGCCCGCGTTCCGCGCTTGCCCAACTTGAGAACGAAATGCGGCAGGTCGTTATCTTCGCGGCGAAGGATCGCGGTCGATCTGAACCAATTGGCAAGTTCTGAACTCCCCGTGAAATCGTATGTAGAGGTTATGCTGCCTTGTTCTTCCTTCTTCTTCGGCGGCTTGTTCTGGTGATGAACCGCGATAAGCGCGCAGCCCGTTCGCATTAGGCAAGGCTGCAGGATATGGCGCAGGAAATGGCTGCAGAACTCTTGCTTTGAAACATCCCCGCCCGCGAAGCCTAGCAGCGGATCAACGAAGGCCAGATCGCAGTTATGCCTGGTAATCAGTTCTTCCAGGGTTTGCCCGAAGGCTTCGCCCGTCTTAACGGCTTCGCGGTAGATAAAGATTTGTTCGGTAAGGCGCGCGCGTTCGCTGGCCGACAGGTTAAGCGCGGCGCAGCAGTCAGTCCATTGTTCGCTTAAATCGCCCAGGTCGTTTTCGCTTTGAAGGATCAGGATACGCAGCGGCTTAACGGGTTTCATTCCCCATAGGTCGAAGCCTAGCGCCCAGCGAATTGCCATCGTAGTAACCAGGGTAGATTTGCCGCAGCCAGCCTGGCCTGAGAATAGCAGGCTGCCGCCCTTACATAGCCAGCGCTTGCCGATCAGGTTGTTCGGATCGTTGTTTCGGTCGAAGGTTTCCAGGTCGGCAAGTTCCATTCTTTGCTCCCCATCCTTCGGCGCGTAAGCCTGCAGGGCGGCCTTAGCCTGGGCGGTGAATGACGCGGCAAGTTCGTTCGGTTTGAACGCGCCAGATTGCGCGCGCTGAATGGTAGCCTGGGCGATGCCGATTAGCAGGCGGGCCTGGTGCGCTTCGCTGACGATCGCCGCCGATGCGCGCAGGTTAGGGGAAGGCGCGAATAGCGCGCCCGTTAGTTCGTTGATGTAGGCCAGGCCGCCCGCTTGTTCGATAACTCCCTGGTTACGCAGGTAGTTCGATACTGTGATTTCGTCAGGCAGCGCGCCTTCGGTATCGACCGCCTGGATAGCGTTCCAGATCAGTTGATGTTTCGGTTCGTAGAAACAGGCAGGCGATAGGCCTAGTTCGGCGCAGGCCTTCAGGCTTGGCTTAGTGGTATCGGAATCGACCAGGATAGACGCGATCAGGTTGCGTTCAGCGTCAGGGTCAAAGGGAAGGGTCAGCGGTTGGGCTGGCATAGGGTCGATAGATTGGGCGGCTGGTTGTGGCAGCCTGGGGTTGTGTTAGGGTTATGGGTTGCGGGCAATCAGATAAGCATAAGGGAAGCCAGGCCGCGCCCGTGGCGCTTAATGGCATCGGCGCTGCCAGGCTTCCAGCGGCTGCGGTCAGTCCAGCCGATCGATGAGGTAGCCGACCGAACCAGCAGCAGGTCGAAGTTCGTTTGTTCTTCTTCGTTCGCGGCTTCGACGCCGTCAGTATAGATCAGCAGGGTATAAAGA